GCCGTCGGACGTCTGGTATTTCTCGCGGTCGAGCGCCACGTGCGCGATCTCGTCGAGGGCCCCGCGCGCGGGCTGCGCTACGACGACGACGCGGCCGCCTACGTCATCGAGTTCTTCTCGAATTTTCTTTATGTCGCGCACGGCGACGATCGCTCCGCCTTCATTCCCGAAAACTGGCAGCAGTTCATCCTGGCATCGCTCTTCGGATGGAAAGGCCCGGACGGATTTCGCCGCTACCGTACCGCCTATCTGGAAATCGGCAAGGGCAACGGAAAGTCGCCGCTCGCCGCCGGCATCGGCCTTTTTGGATTGCTCGCCGACGGTGAAGACGAGGCCGAAATCTACGCCGCCGCGGTCATGAAGGACCAGGCAAAGATCCTCTTCCGCGACGCCGAAAACATGCGCAGCTTTTCTCCGCTGCTGCGCCAGCGCATCGCCGCCCACGTCAACAATCTCTCAGTGCGCGCAACCGCATCGTTCTTCCGGCCGATTTCTTCCGAGAAAAAAGGTCTCGACGGCAAGCGCGTGCACATGGCCCTGCTCGACGAAATTCACGAGCACCCGTCGACGGCGGTCGTCGACAAGATGCGCGCCGGCACCAAGGGTCGCCGCCAGGCGCTAATCTTCATGATCACAAATTCCGGCTTCGATCCGGAAAGCGTCTGCTGGGCCCAACACGAGTTCTCGCGCAAGATCCTCGAAGGCGTCGTCGAAAGCGATGGGCATTTTTCTTTTGTCTGCCATCTCGATGCCTGCGAAGAGTGCGCGGCCGCGGGCTACACACAGCCCAAAGACGGCTGCTCGAATTGCGATTCGTGGCTTGATGAAGACAGCTGGCCGAAGGCGAACCCGAACCTCGGCATCTCGATCCGCAAGGAGTATCTGCGCGAGCTGGTGACCGAAGCCGTGGCCATGCCAACAAAGCAGGGCATCGTCATGCGGCTGAATTTCTGTTTCTGGACGCAGGGCGAGAATCGCGCGATCGGCGCGCAGGCCTGGCGCAACTGTGCCGGCGAGGGCGCCAGCGATCCAATCGCCTGGCGCGCGCGCAAGCTCGAGGAGAGCAAGGGCAAGAAATGTTTTGGCGGATTCGATCTCGGCTCGACCGACGATCTGACCTGCTGGCTTGAATTGTTCCCGGTGCAGCCGGGCATCGAGAGGGCCTTCGTGCTGCCCTGGTTCTACACGCCGCGCGAGTCCGTCGGGATCCGCACGCAGCGCGATCGCGTGCCTTACGAGCTCTGGGAAAAGCAGGGCTTTCTCACCGTCACGCCAGGGCAGACTACCGACTATCAATTCATTCGCGAAGACATCAAGCGCTGCGCGCGCGTCTCGGAAGTGAGAGAGATCCGCTACGACCGCTATCGCGCGCTCGATCTGGTGAACCAGCTCCTGGCCGATGGGCTGAAGCTGGTCGACCATCCTATGGGCGTCTCGATGCACGATCCCACCACGATGGTTCTAACGGCCGTGAAAGACGCGAACTTCGAGCACGGCAACAATCCAGTGCTCACGTTCTGCGCCGACAACCTGGTCACGATTTCGGATGCCAAGGGCAACATCAACATGAAGAAGCCGAGCAATCCGAACTCGCCAAAAAAGATCGATGGCATGGTCGCCTTCGCCCTGGCCAAAGCCGCCGGGTCGGCGCATCCAGTGATGGCCCGCCCGCACGTCTACCGCATATGAGCTTCCTCGCAGGTTTCGCAGTTGGTGCGACTGTGGCTGGCGTCGCCGTGTTCTTCGTGATGATTGCGACCACCGTAGGAGCATGGCGATGAGCGCCCAACCCATCCCGATCGCAAAGCAGCCGCCGTCGAAAGAAGAAGCGGCAAAGGCGCAGCGCCGCGCCTCGTTCCGCGATGACGCCATGTACATTGCCGGCGCGGTCCTGGTCACGGTCGGCGCTGGCATGGTGCGGCCCTGGGCGGCGTTCTTCGCCGCCGGAGTGTTCTTGTTGCTGATTCCTGTGCTTCAGCTGGTGACCGGTTTTATCCGAGGCCTGCGCGCCAAATAAATGGGACTGATTTCAGAAGCCCGCACGTCGCTGGAAAATCCCTCGACGCCGCTGTCGTATCCGGCCGAGTGGCTGCTCGACATTTTCAACGGCGGCCGCACCGACTCCGGCATCCGCGTCTCGGAGATGACGGCGCTGCAGGTCTCCACCGTCTATGCCTGCTGCGAAATCAAGGGCGGCGCCGTCGGCGCGCTCGAGCGCAAGATTTTTCAGAAGATCATCAACCCTGACGGACGCCTGCGCCGCGAGCTCGCCCACGATCACGATTATTGGGAGCTGCTCAATTGCCAGCCCAACCCAGAAATGTGCGCCTTCACGCTTTTCAAAACCGTGCAGGTCCACCGCATGCTGTGGGGTAACGGATACATCGAGCTGCAGCGCGACCGCTTCGGCCGCGTGATCGCCATGTGGCCGCGCAATCCCGCGCGCATCCGCCTGCACCGCGTGCTGTCGAGCGGCAAGAAAGTTACCACCTCTGACGGCATCGCCGTCGCCCTCCACCCTGGGCAAATGGTCTATGTCACCACCGAGGGCATGGAAACCGAGAGCATGGATCCCGAGAGCCCAACGCCCGATCCGCAGGGTCCGCACGGCGAGCGCTACATTCTGCCGGAAGACATGCTGCACATTCCCGGCCTCTCGCTCGACGGCCGCATCGGGCAAGACGTGATCCAGCTCGCGCGCAACGCCGTGGGCCTGGCGCTGGCTGCCGAAAAGTTTGGCGGAAAGTTTTTCGGCAATGGCGCAGTCGGCTATGGCATCTTCAAATTTCCCGCCGCGCTCACTCCTGAAGATCTGACGAAATGGCGCGAGGAGTGGCAGCAGTCGATGGGCGGCGAAAACCAGAACCGCCCGCTTCTGCTCGATGCCGGCATGGATTACATGCCAACTTCGACCAAGCCCAATGAAGCGCAGTTTCTCGAAACCCGCGTCAATCAGGTGCTCGAAATTGGCCGCGTCTTCACCGTGCCGCCGCACATGCTGGGCGTCACCGAAAAAACCAGCCGTGGCAACACCGAACAAATCGGGCAGGAGTTTTTGACCTTCTCGCTCACTCCCGAGCTGGTGCCCTGGGAGCAGGAAATCAAGCGCAAAATGTTTCCGCCGCCGGCAGTCGGGCGCAATGCCGGAAAGAAGCTCGGCGTCTTCTTCGACACCTGGCCGCTGGTTACGCCTTCGGCCAATGACATGCGCGCCATGACCCAGGCCATGATCCAGTGGGGCGTGTGGGAGCCCAACGATGCCCGCGAACGCCTGCGCATGAATCCTCTTACGGATGCCGGATCGGACTGCACCTGGATGCAGATCAACATGGCGCCCGTCGATCAGCTCTTCAAAACCCCGGCGCTGCCCATGCCCGGCGAAGACGACGAAGAATCGGATCCGGAGAATCCCGGCGATGACGCCAAGCCTGGTGCCAAGGATGACGCCAAGCCTGCGAAGAAAGGCGTGCGCCAGCAGCGTGACGAGCTCCTGATTACGCGGCTTTCGCGCAGCTATTCGCGACTGTTTCGCGACGCTTTTGGGCGCATTTCCCGCCGATCGGCGGCCGATCTTGCGGCTTTCCGGCAGGTATTCGAGCCGGTTCTGGTTAGCCTCGGCGACGAGCTTGAGCGCTATGCGGCCCAGATGTGCGAAGCCGACGCGAGCCCTGACGCGCTCGAAGGCTCAAAGTTCCTCGCCGGCTATCTGGAAACCATGTTCCACCGCTTTTCCAGTGAAGGCTGGGCCGCGGCCAACGGCCGCTCACAGTCCATCTGCGATCGCGAGCTGCTCCGCGCCGTGCGGGCGCTGGCGGTAGAAGCCTATCGCAACGCGGCCACAGCCGCAGCAAAACAAGAAACCGAATTCACCGAGGTGCAAGCATGACTTTAGCAGACCAAATCGCCGCCGCAATCGCCCAGACTCCCGCCACCGCCGACCTACTCTCACGCCTCGCGCCTGAAGTGCAGGAAAACGTGAAGGGCGGATGGCTCGCCGCAATCCAGGCAGAACTCGACGCCGCCGCGCCCCCGGTTGTAGTGGAGCCCGTCGCGCCGACGCAAGAGCCCGCCGCACCCGCGGCACCGGTCGTAGTGGAAACCACGCCCGTCGTGCCTCCGGCCACGCCCGCGGAGCCCGCAGCGGCCGTCGAAGTTCCGTCCGCAGCTGCACCTGTGCAAGAACCCGCAGCAGC